TCCGCTTACAGTGGCATTCCCATCAATAACTACATTGCCGCCAAAGTTTCCTGTATTGGCTACTGTAAGGGAACTTACACATATATCCCCACCTACTGAAGCTGTAATTCCTGTAATATTTGTACCGTCTCCGTAAAAGGCAGAGGTACAAACCCTGTTACTTACAAACAAGTCTCCACTTACACTGGCATTTCCATGTACTCCAAAGTTACCGGAAACTATAACCCCTCCTGTACCTACATTCAAGGCACTGGCAACACCATCTCCTGACTGAACATTGGTAATGGAAGCCTTTACTCCGGTATTGCTGGTACTTGAATTAACCTGAAGCAGTTGCTTGTAAGTTCTTGATATTAATTTTCCTGTTAAATCTGTCATATTGCATCCCAAGCTTTATCGGCATCATCATACTGTGTTGTATGAGTTGTCTCTACCAGAGTTGTAGGATCAACCGTGATCCATGTTGCTGTTTCGTCCCATGTAATTCCTCTTCCACCTGTATCAGGTCTGGGATTTCTAATAGAAGGATTGTCCTTTACATTCGGTACTTTATTCTGAGGATTATTCTTAAGATCATATTGACCTTCAAAATCCTGTGGACATACCAGTAATCCATAACTATTTAATCTCATTACCCTGTGTGGATAAACAAAGCCACATGTATCACACATGGCAAGGGCATTTCTTTGCGTAGCCATCAGCTAAAGAATGTCAGTCTGGGCAAGAGGTAGATACTGGCACGTTCCCTATCCTCCTCCATTGCTCTGGCCAACAACTCTTCGTAATTAGTTTTTAACATTGCAATCTTTGTATCGGCAACTAACGGTCTTTTCATGGATAAATAATATGATAATCCACAAGTCAGGGCAGGTAAAAATCTTTTAGGCAGATCCGCATTCTGATCAGCCGATTTATCCACATCCTCTAATTCACTTACTATTTCAAGTATTAATTCATCTGTAGAATTTTCTGGTATAGGCCAGACCGACATCACAGGATTATCCCTGCCTCTTCTGATACTATACTGGGTAGGTCTTCCTGTCTGTGTAGGAGCAGGAATAATAAGATATTCTTCAGGAGTAATTCTGGTAAGCTGGATATCTGTATTACTCCTTCTCAGAACTACTTCCAGTGCATTAATTGTTGAACCACTTAGATCATAAGAAGTAGTTGAAGCTACAACTGTAACTGTGGTTGTACTGGTTGTCCAGAGAAGTATGCCCCTGTTCTGCCAATCCTTAAGCATCAGATTGATGGAACGTCTGGCAGAAGCTGGAGTATGACCAAGGGTATCCTCACCACCAATCATCTCAGTAGCTTCCTGAATTACTTCATCTATATCCAGATTAAAGTTATATGTGCCAGATACTGCCATATCAGGTACTCATTTTAACTGTTCCACATAAACCTGCATCAGCAGAACCACTCATGGAATAGATTTTTAAAGTAATTTTTGTAGTTCCAAGCATCGTATGAATATCAAAGTCCACTTCCTGTCCGGTTGGTACATTATCATATTCTTTTTCCCACTCTGGATCAGTATCTGAAGAACACTTAACCTCCCATGTATAACCATCTGGAGATATTATAGTTCCCTTGGCATCTACCGTACTGCCAATAGTTGTATACTTTTTACTTTCTTCCCACTCACCATTTTCATCAAGACAAAAATTCAAAGTCTCCGAATCAGACATCATACCATCTGGTAGTTCGTTATCCCATACTTTAGGAAATGGATGCGTCATATTATTTCCTTTCTATCTTATTTTTTTAATTCTTTCAGCAGCTTTCCCTATATAGGAAGAAAAGGAGTGATCAAAAATAAAGGGAATTAATCCATGTATAACCATTATCGAAAACATTCCTGCCAATCTAATACTCTCCAGCCATGTAAAAGTTAAATGTTTAAAATAACCAAGCTTGACATCTTTTGGATGTTTAAAATTAATCATGTTATACCTCCATTTCTACTTCTTCTTTTTCTTTACTACCTTCTTCTTTTTTTTAGCAGCCTTTTTCTTCTTCTTTTCAGCAAGTTTCTTAGCCTTGGCATGAGCTTCATATCCAGCCTTGGTATAAGCAAAATGTTTCTTACCTAAACGTGGCATAGTCTTTCTCCTTTAATCTACTACCATAAGTATACTTATATTTCAGATATAAATAACCATCTTCAAGATTTGACAGATCATGCCAGTATTCCTTAAAGGTCTTGTAATCTTCTTGCCTAGGTTCAGGAATACTATAATCTATTAAAGAATAGTCGTTATCAACTTCTTCTATAGACTTCTTTAAACGTCTTTTAAACTGAGCCTTTTGCATAGGACTTGGCTACAAGAGCAGCACCTGAACGATTTATCTTGCCTTTACCTTTACCTTTCTTTTTCTTTTTCGTACCAATTTTACCACCCTTCTTCATATATCGCCTACGATCTAGTTCAGACATCGTTCCAGCCCTAGCCATCGCTGCTGGAGAAAGCCCTACTCTGGTCATTTCCGCCATTTCTCTGTCTCCCTTTAATAAAGTTTATGCGAATAAGCAGCTTTACCAAATCCACGAAGAGCCGCACCTGTTCCTCTCTGAATCTGACCACCTGTTTTACGATGTACAGTACCACCTTTTTTTCTTACTGATAACCCTGAAGAAGGATCTTTTAACATTCCTTCTAATTCTTTTCTTTGAGCTTTATTCAAAGGCGCACCTCTTACTAATTCTTGAACCTGTGTAGCAGTTAGATTACCGGGAAATAATTTACCTTGTGGATTCTGTCCTACTTTACCTTTATCTCTTGCAACTTTTCCTACTGGAGTATCTAACAATTCCTGTAATTTATTAAAAGAAGGCCATTTTTCTGGAGTAGGCTGTCCAGTAATTTTCTGTAACTCTTTTTCTCTCTTTGTTAATTTTTTTAAAGGAGTAGGCGCTCTAGCTGATCCGGGTTTACCATATGTATAAGATACTCCAATCTTTTTTAATTTAGATATATCTGCTTTAGTTAGTGATTGAGCATTTGCTACTTTGGTAGCTAATCTTTTAGAAATTCCTCTTTCAGTAAGATCTTTTATCATGTCTTGTTTATCTGTAGTTGCTTGTACAGCTTTTTTTCTTTCCTTTTTAGCAAGTGGATGAGGTGCCTCTAATGCTATATTTAATGCTCTTCCTCGATCAGGAGCTTCTAAAATTATATCAAGTGCTATATTTAATCCTCTAAGTTTTCTTTCAGGAATAGGCTTTAAATCAGAAATAGCTTGTGTAATATCTTGTAAATCTTCTTGTATATTTTTTAATTTATTTTTATTAGCTTTAATATTCTTTTTAGCACTAATTAATTTTTTAAGTTTTGCTTCAATTCTTCTTGCTTTTTTCTGAGTACTTACTAATTGTCGTTTTTGATCTCTAAACTTAGTTCTTTCTTTTATTTGTTTCTGTCTAACTGGATCTGTTACTTGTTCTCCTGTAACAGTTTTATGCCCCGGATACTCTTTAGCAATAAGAGAAGGATCTCTTGGAACTTGCATAGGTTTATCAGCAACAGAAATAATTGTTGGTTTCTGTTTAAAAATTGCTTTTTGTTCTGCTACTTTTTCTTTTAAATCTTTTTGTTCTTTTGCAGACAAGTCTCTAAAAGACGGATCTACAACTTTTTTTGCTAATGATGTACTAACTCCTACATCTGTAAGTTTTTTAATTTTTTTCTTATTTGCTGTAAATTCTTTTTTTTGAGTTGTCTTACTTCTTTTTATTTTCCTTGTTGCTCTAAGTTTTTTAACTTTATCTGTAGATATATTCTTTTCTTTAGCTTCTATCTTCAGACTCTTCGTTAATGTTTTAGCTCTTCGTTTATGTAATTGTTCTACGGTTATTCCTAAATTATCAGCAATTTCCTTATCTGTTCTACCTTTAGTTGCTGAAGTAAGAGAAGAAGGCTTCTTTGCTTCTCCTTCTGCTATGGCTTTTCTATAAGCCGCAACACTTGAAAAACCTGCTCTTGTAGCAGCAGCTTTCTGCTGTTTAGTAACTCCCTTTGGTTTAGGTTTAGGTTTAGGTTTAGGTTTAACACGTACTACCATAATTATGTCTCCACTTTAAAAG